ACAAGTAACAGCATCAGCAGGAAATATTGCTGAAACTGTTTCTGATTCTATACAAATATCAGGGTTATCCCTTACTTCTAGCGCAGAAACCATAAGCGCAAGCGGTATTCAGAATAGAAATATAGCTATAAATGGGCTACAAAGTAGCTCAGAGCTAGGCGAAATTAACATAAATGTTACTGATTCTGTAGCAATTACAGGGCAAGAAGCCAGCATAACTGCGCAATCTGTTACTGCAAGCGGAGTTCAAAGCCCTACTTATACCTTAAATGGCATAGCTTTAAGCTCAGAAATTGAGCCAGTAAATGCTGAAGTTAATGATTCCATACCCATTTTGGGCATAGAAATACCCATTTTGGGTGGGGAAGTTGTAGCAAATGCTACACAAAATCCAGTTATAAGCCTTGAAGGACTTCAAGCGCAGGCGCAAGCTGGCAATATTGGAGAGCAAGTAGATGATCTAATTGCCATTGAAGGTATTGCCTTGCAATCTGAATTTGGATCAGTAAGCGCAAATGCTGATCAGAATGGAACTGCTCAGATTATTGGGCTACAAAGAAGCACACAGATTGGATCTGTAAGCGCAAGCGGAAATGAGATCCCATCAGATGTAGGCAGGGGCGGAGAGTTTGTAAGACCATTGCAAGTTAGAAGCGTAACTGCGCTAATTACCCCTATTTCTACAAAAACTCATGCAAATCAAGTTACTGCAAGCGGTGAAATATACATTTCTGCAACTGCAAAGATTATTCCTATGAGTGCAGGAATTAGAACTGATGAAATTGTGGCAGAAGGTCAGCTTGGAATTGATGATGAGGAATTGCTATTGCTATTGGTGGCTTGATAGTTTTGGTTTATTATATGCAAAGATAAGGAAGTTTTATGCCTACACCAAGAGAAAATGAAACTGAATCAGAATTTGTTTCTAGATGTATGGGGGATGAAGAAGCTGTAAGTGATTTCCCTGATGAGGAGCAGAGAGTTGCAGTTTGTTATGCGATTTGGCGCAGGAGAGATGAAAAGGCTACTTATCGTGGTGAGGAAATAGATTTAACTCCTACTGATTCTATGGCTGAAGAAGCCAAAAGAGGGTTGGCATGGAGAGATGAATTTAATAGAGGTGGAACTGAGGTAGGTGTAGCAAGGGCTAGAGATCTAGCTAATAAAAGGGAGCTATCACCTGAAACAGTTCGAAGAATGATTAGTTACTTTGCTAGGCATGAGGTAGATAAACAGGCTGAAGGCTTTAGGCAGGGTGAAGAAGGTTATCCAAGCGCAGGCAGAATTGCATGGGCGCTATGGGGTGGAGATGCAGGGCAAACTTGGGCTAATGCCAAAGGTAGAACTATGGATAGAATTGATGAAGAAAAGCAAGGAAGGAAGCCAATGTTAGAAAAGAAAATGACTAACTTTAGCTCATGCCAAGTTAAGATGGGCGATCTTGGAGTGTTCGAGGGCTATGCTTCTGTGTTTGATGGTGTTGATTCATACAATGACACAATCCTAAAGGGCGCTTATAAAGAAACTATTACTAATCGCAATCGCCCTGTTGCAATGTATTTTAATCACACTTCTTTTAGATCCGATATGCCTGCAACAATCGGCAAATGGATGAGCATGGAAGAAGATGGAAAAGGGCTTTATGTTAAAGGTCAGCTTTCATTGGGGCATCCTACAGCAGATGCGATCTATGCAAGCATGATTAATGAAACCATTGATGGCTTATCTATTGGATTTAAAGTTCCTGAGAATGGCTATGAAATGCGAGATGGCATTCGCTATCTTAAAAAGATTGATCTAGTAGAGGTATCAGTAGTGGATAACCCTGCTGATAATGCTGCTAGGATTTCTCTTGATTCTGTTAAGGCAGATATTGAGAGCATTAAAAGTATTCGAGAAGCTGAGGAATTTCTGCGAGATGCAGCAAACCTTAGCAACTCAAGCGCAAAAGCATTGCTGGCGCAAATTAAGTTAGTGCTTCGAGATGAAGTAAAGACTGAGTTAGAACAAGCAATGATTATTAATCGCTTAACCAATATTATCAAAGGATAAATTATGTCAGATCAATTAAATCAAGTTGTAGAAGCTATTGAGAAGAAGCAATCAGAAATTGATGCTATGCTCAAAAGCGCAGGCGCAGAGAGCAAATCTGCTGTTGAAGCTGCTGAGAAAGCTGCTAAAGAACTCAAGGCAATGGGTGATCGCCTTCTAGAGATCGAGCAGAAGCAAGCTGAAGGAATCAAGAAGGGCTATGAGATGCCTAAGTCTTTGGGTGAATCTTTTGCTACTTCTGAGGAGTTCAAGGCTTTTGCAGAAGGTCGCACTTCTAAAGCTCGCTTAGAGATCAAGAATACCATTACTGGTCAGTCGGGATCTCCTGCTGCTAACAGCGATACCATTGTTGCTCCACAGCGCCAAGTAGGTATTGTTGCTGGTGCTTTCCGCACTTTGCGTATTCGTGATGTTATGCCTTCGGGAACTACTTCTTCCAATTTGGTTGAATATACTCGTGAGCTTGCATTCACCAATAATGCTGCTGAAGCTGCTGAAGCTGCAACTAAAGCTGAAAGTGCTTTGACTTTTGAATTAGTTAGCGCACCTGTTAAGACCATTGCTCATTGGCTCAAGCTCTCTAAGCAAGTTATGGATGATGCTCCTGCATTAGCCAGCTATGTAGATACTCGCTTGCGCTATGGTGTTGATCTCCGCATTGATCAACAGCTTTTAAATGGTAATGGTTCGGGTCAGAATATTGGCGGTCTAGCTAAAGCTGGTAATCACACAGCCTTTACTCCATCTTCAGGTGATAATGCTATTGATAGCATCAATCGCGCGATCTATGCTGTAGCTGCTGCTGATTACAATGCAACTGCTATCATTTTGAATCCTGCTGATTGGGGTGCAATCGAGAGAACTAAGACTACTGATGATGCCTATGTATTTGGCGCACCACAGCGTTTAGCTCCTACTTTGTGGGGCTTGCCTGTAGTTGCTACTAATACTATGACTGCTGGTAAGTTCATGGTTGGTGCTTTCGATATGGCTGCTCAAGTATGGAATCGCCAAGGCACTACTGTTGAGATGAGTGAAGCCGATGATACCAACTTCCAAAAGAACTTGGTTACTGTTCGTGCAGAAGCTCGCTTGGCTTTGGCAATCTATCGCCCTGTTTCTATTCAGTATGGTAATTTGACTGTTTAATAGGGAATGATTTGGGAAGGGGGAAACTCCTTCCCATTTTTATCATGTTAGTTAAAGCACAAAGAGATTTTATTAGCGCTACTTTAGGCGATATTACAACTGATCAAATTTTTGATTGTGATCCTTATGTAGCAAATTATTGGATTAATGCAGGATTGGTAGCAGAATTTAAACCAATGAAATGGGAAAATTTAGAAGTTAAGCCCCATATCGAGAAAGCTGTTGAAACCAAAAAAGTGAGAAAGCGCAAAAATGGCAACTAAGATTATTACTGCTCCTAGCTTTGAGCCTTTAACAGTTGCAGATGTTTCTGAGTATTTGCGCTTAGATGATAGCCCTACAGATACATTGCTGATTAGCGCATTAATTACAGCAGCTAGACAGCATCTTGAGAATTACCTAAACAGATTTATTGCGCAGCAAACTGTTGAGCTTGCGCTAACTGGATGGAAGGATAAGATTGATTTATCTGCTCCGCTTCAATCTGTTACTTCAATTAAATACTTGGATGAGAATGGCGCAGAGCAAACTCTTGCAGCCAATCAATATATTGTTGATACCTATTCCGAGCCAGCATCAATTTATCCTGCTTACAATGTAACTTATCCTAATCTTTATGATCAGGAAAACAATGTCAAGATTCGCTATGTTGTTGGCTTTACTTCAGGTGGAAGCCCTGATACAAATCCACTTCCTGATCCTTTAAAGTTTGCAATGATGCTTATCATTGGCGATCTTTATGCAAACAGAGAAGCAGGCGGAGAGAAGGCTTATCAGGTTAATCCTACTGTTCAAAACTTACTGCAATTCTATCGCCTGAATATTGGAATGTGAAAACAGCAGTTTGTATAGCTAGTGGAACTAGCCTAACTCAAGAAGATGTTAATTATTGCCAAGGCAAGGCATCAGTTTATGTAGTGAATAATTGCTACAAACTAGCGCCTTGGGCGGATGTGCTTTATGCCTGTGATGAAGAATGGTGGGATCATTATCAGCCTGAGTTTAATGGGCAGAAGTGGACTATCAATGAGAATGCAGCAAAAAAATATAACTTAAATATAATTCCGCATGATACACAGGCGCTATTCTGCAAAGAAGGAATGATAGCAACTGGAAACAATAGCGGATTTCAGGCTATTAATCTTGCCTACTTGCATGGCTTTAGGCGCATTCTTTTACTTGGTTATGACTTTAAAAATTCAGGTCAGCATTGGTTTGGCAAGCATCCTAGCAGGCTAAACAAATCACCTGATATGCGGAGATGGCTAAGGCATATTGAGAATGCTTATCCGATTATGCAAGAAGCTGGATTAACTGTTATAAATTGCTCTAGAGATTCTGCAATTACTACATTTCCAACATCAAATATAACCCAAGAGTTATGAAATTTATATCTTACTATACCGATAGGTATAAAAATGAAGCTGGCAAGCTAAGGCAATCTTTGGAATCGCTGGGGCTAAATTACCATATTGCAGGCATAGATGATCAAGGCTCATGGGATGCAAACACCCATTACAAGCCAATTTTTATAAAACAGCAGATACAAAATCAGTCCTCAGTTATTTGGCTCGATGCTGATTGCATGGTTTTGGATCATCCTAAGCTGTTTTCTGAGCTTAATTGTGATGTAGCTTTTCACAGATTTAAAGAAAAAGAGCTACTTTCAGGAACAGTATTCTTTAAAAATACAGCTAGAACAATCGAGCTTTTAGATAAATGGATTCAAATAAATCAAGAAAATCCTGAAGTATTTGATCAAAAAAATCTAGATCAGGCATTAAAATCTATGACTGATATTTCAATTACAGAGCTTCCGCCTGAATATTGCTTTATCTTTGATTTATCAAGAAATTACTATCCTAGGGTAAACCCTATAATTGAGCATTATCAAGCTAGTAGAAAGTTCAGATGAGGATTCTAACCATTTGCGGTATTGGGGATATTCATTGGGTTATGCTCAAGATGGAATCCTTTATTGAGAAAAACTGCAAAGGTGTTATCCCTGAGATTACAGTATGGAATTTTGATGGCAGACCAAGGGCGGATGGCTTTGTTAGTCGCATTCCTTTTGTAAAGTTTGCTGGATATGACAATCAGCCTATGGGCAATCAGCAAAAGCGCCTATTCCATCAGATGTATATGGATGGATCAAAGGATTTAGTTACAGGATTTAAGGGATATGATTACTTTATTTGTGTAAATGGAAGCCTGCGAATTGGGCATAGCATGGATAATATCTTGCCCCAATATGGCACAAACTGGAATTACAAAATAAATGTAGATGATTGCACTAGCTCATATACTGAGCCATACATCATTTTCTACTTTTCTAATCATGGGATGTTTACTGATTGGGTTTCCAAGATGCCGCCTGAAAAGATTAGAAGTTTCATGCAACAGATTAAGGGCTACAAGCTGATCCTTACAGGAAGCTCATGGGATGCGCCATTCAATCAAGAGCTTGAAGACAATGGGGTAATTAATCTTTGTGGCAAAACTAGCCTTAGCGAGCTTTTTGGCTTGATTAAAGGGGCTTCTGCTTTTGTTGGGTGGTGCGGTGGCAATACTATTGTTAGCCAGCATCTTAATACCCCTACTCTAATGCTTTGGTCAAACTACTTTGAGCATAAGGCTTTTCAAACTAACTGGGTTGATCCTGATAGATTGGGCAAGGTTTATATTCCTATGGATGTAGAAACAGCCAACAATGATTCTCTTATGAAGAATTTGGGGGTGCTTCTTGGAAAGTAAATTACTTTGGCTAAAGAAGTTCGGAATTGGCTATTACCCTGTAGAAGATCAGCCCTATGATGAAGCCTATTGGCAAAAGTATCTAGTGATGGAAAATACAGATATAGGGAAAACCCTTAATAATGCAAGGGTAGATCTAGTGCAAGCATATAAGATGGGTGAGATCCTAGATATAGGCATTGGCTCAGGCGCATTTGTAAAGGCTTTGGATTATGCATATGGCTTTGATATAAACCCTTATGCGGTGGCTTGGCTAAAAGAGGTAGGCAAGTATAAAGATCCTTATCCTGTGGATTCTATGAGCTTTTGGGATAGCCTAGAGCATATTCACAATCCAACTCATTTATTGAGCTATATCAAGAAATATGCTTTTATCTCATGCCCTATTTATGAGGACAAAGATCATATTCTTAGGAGTAAGCATTTCCGCCCTGATGAGCATTGCTGGTATTGGACTAAACAGGGATTGCAAAGATTTATGAGTAATTTTGACTTTAGTCTTTTAGAATATAACCTAATGGAAACCGAAATAGGTAGAGAAGATATAGGAACATTTGTATTTGTGAGAGATCAATGAAAGCAGGCAAATTAGATCGCAGAGTTCAAATTAAGGTTAAGACTTCTAGCAGGGATGCTTATGGGGCTGAGATCTTAACTTATTCAGTATTGGCTACAGTATGGGCTGAGATTATTCCAGTTACAGGCAGAGAATATTTTGCATCCGCACAATTTATTCCTGAAGCTACTTTGAAATTTAGAATTAGATTCAGGGAAGATTTTGATGAAACAGCCTTATTTAACTATGAAGGTGTTGATTACAATATTCTCTACATTGCTGAAATAGGTAGAGCCGATGGATTAGAAGTATTGGTCAAGAAGCCAGCATGATGCAAGTAAAAATAACTGGTTTAGAGGAGATTAAAAAGGCTCTAAATCAGCTTCCTATAGATATTCAGCAGAGGGCTTTAAGATCTGCTGTTTCTGCATCAGCTAAAGTAGTTGTAGATGCAGCTATAGCCAAAGCTCCAGCAGGCGATACTGGAAATCTAAAAAAATCAATCTACAGATATAGAAGCAGAAGCGGTTCGGGAACTGGTAGGGAAACTTACTTAGTTGGTGTTAGAAAAGGCAAGAAGGCTTATGCCGATACTGCAAAAAATCGCAGATTAAACAGGGTAGGCAAGAAATACACAGTTCAAGGAGAAGCATATTATTGGCGCTTTTTAGAGTTCGGAACTGTTAAAATGCAAGCTAAACCATTTATGCGCCCTGCTTTTGAAGGATCTAGGAGCAAGATTTTAGAAACAATGAAGCAGAGATTGGATAAGGCAATTCAAGATCAAGCAAAAAAATTGGCTAAAAAATGACTATTGAAACTTCAATTTATTCAGCTTTGCAGGGCTTGGCAAATGGCAGGGTTTATCCTTTACAAGCTCCTGAGAAAGTTACTTTCCCATGCATAGTATATTTTCGGATAAATTCAGCGCCTATTAATACTTTGGATGGCGCTTCTACACTTGATTTAGTTCGCATTCAGGTGGATACTTATGCAAAGACTTATTCAGCCTGCAAAGTGCTTGCTGAATCTGTTCGATCATCTCTTGAGGGAAGTGCAGTAAAGGCAACTTTACAAACTGATCAAGATATTTTTGAGCCTGATTTATCTGTTTACAGAGTATCTCAGGATTATTATGTTTGGCAAACTAGGTAGGAGTTAATATGAGTTCAAATGCATTAGAAGCACAAGGGATGCAACTAAAAATTGGTAATGGCGCTTCTCCTGAAGTGTTTACTGCTATTGCCGAAATTAAGACCTTTAGTGGACCGAGTGGTTCGGCTGCGGTTATTGATGTAACCGATCTAAGCTCTGCTGCTAAAGAAAAGCGCATGGGATTGGCTGATGAAGGTCAGTTGAGTTTTACCATCAACTACATTCCTAACAATACTCAACACGCACTATTGCGCACTCAGCGAGCAAGCCGAGAGGAAACTAATTTTAAATTAGTCTTTACTGATGATTCTCCAGCTACTAATTGGAGTTTCTCTGCATTTGTAACTGGCTTTGCTGTATCAGGCGCAGTTGATAATGTTGTAGAAGCCAATGTAACCTTGGAAATTACTGGAGCAATTACAGAGAGCTAAAATGGCAATCCTAAATAGAGAAGCAATTTTAAGCGCAGTAGATTTAAAAAAAGAGTTAGTAAAAGTTCCTGAGTGGGGCGGTGAAGTTTACATCAGCATGATGACTGGTGAAGCTAGAGATGCTTGGGAACAAGGATTGGTAGGCGGTAAAGGTGCAAATCTAGACAATATTAGAGCTAGGCTTGTAGCCTTTACTGCTGTGGATGATCAAGGCAAAAGGCTATTCAGCAATGAAGATGCTATTGTTTTAGGTCAGAAATCCGCAACTGCTCTTGAGAGATGTGTAAAGGTGGCGCAGAAGTTAAATAGATTAACCGAGCAAGAACTGGATGATCTAGTAAAAAACTAAAAGCCCATCCCCAAAGACAGTTCTATTTTAATCTAGCGCTGAAATTGGGAATGCCAGTTGGGGAGATGTTAAGAAGGATGGATAGTGCGGAAATAACTGAGTGGTTGGCATACTTTAAGTTAGAAACACTTCCAAAAGAAAAGGCATCTGATGTTTTGAAAGCGCAATTTGCTCACAGGGTTAAGAGGAAAGAAAAATAATGGCATCTTTAGGATCATTAGTAGTTTCTCTAACTGCTGAAACAGCGCAATTCAGAGAAGCATTAAACAAAGCAGCCTATGAAACTGATAGGGCTATGAAGAAGATTGAATCTTCTACTGGCTTTGTTTCTAATGCTTTCAAAACAATATTAACTGCTGGAGTGGTTGCGCAAGTTACAAGCGGTGTAAATTCAATTATTGACTCTATGGCTCGCCTAGATGATATGGCTGAAGCTACAGGAGCATCAGTTGAAAACTTATCAGCATTAGCAAATCAAGCAAAAATTAGTGGATTAGAGATTGGCTCTCTTGAGGGGGCTTTAGTCAAATTTAATAAATCTCTTTTCTCTGTAACTGAAGAATCTAGCAAGGTTGAGAAAGCCTTAAATGCTATTGGCTTATCTGCTGCACAGCTTCGCACAATGGATACAGCAGAAGCTACTTTGCTTATTGCAAAAGCTCTTGATGGTTATGCAGATAGCGCAAATAAGGCAGCTATTGTTCAAACAATATTTGGTAGAAGCGCAAGAGAAGTAGCACCATTTCTAAAGGATCTTGCTGAAACAGGAACACTAAATGCTACTGTAAGCAAAGAGCAAGCAGCGCAGGCTGAAGCACTACAAAAATCTATTAGAAGGCTTGGACTTGAATTTGATCTATTTACTAAGAGCATTGTAGGTAGTGCTATTCCTGCTCTTTTAGAATTCTTTAAAACTCTTAATGCAATCATTCAGCCATATGCAATTCTAGGCAATAATTTAGATGAGCTAGAAGGCGCTTTGGCAAAGATTAATGCAACTATTGAAAAGAACAATTCATTAGGCAAAGAAAACTCTAAGAGCAATCTAGAGTTACAAAAAGGCTTGCAAACTCGAATTGCCTATTTAAAAGAACAGAAGCGCATAGAAACAGAGCTTGCTGATATGGCAAACAAGCCTAAGAAAATAGCAAGTTTTGATCCTAAAGATTATTCTAAGGGATTGGCTTCTATTAATGAAAGCAATATGAAGTTCCTTACTTCTGTTAGAGATATGACTAACAGAATTAATATGGAAATGGAAAATGTATTTTCTTCTGAAACAGAAAAGAAACTACAAACCAATCTTCTTAATTTACAGAAATTAGTAGAAGATGCTGCTACTTCTATGGCAAAGCAGTTGGATGAAAAGAATATAACTCCTGAACAGTATGCAGCAGGAGTTAAAGAGCTTTCATTAAATTATGTAGCTGCAATAGAAGTAACAAAGAAACTAGCAGAAACACAGGATGATTTAAATTCTAGCTATGAATATGGTGCTGCTGTTGCATTAGCAAAATATGTAAATGAATCTAGGAATGTTGCTAATTTAACTGGCAGCATTATTACCAATTCATTTAGATCTATGGAAGATTCTTTGCTTGGAATAATTACACAAACTACTTCAGTTTCTCAGGCATTTAAATCAATGGTTACATCAATCCTACAAGATATTGCTAGATTGATGATTAGGCAGAGCATAACTGCTCCTTTAGCTGGATTGTTTAGCAATCTAATTGGCAGCGCATTTACAGGCGGAACTGTTACACCTACAACTACATCTACTGGACTAATGAGCTTTGATGGTGTTGGCTATGGTGGCGGTAGAGCCTTAGGCGGTGATGTTAATGCAGGCACTTCTTATCTTGTAGGAGAAAAGGGCGCTGAAATATTTACTCCAAATATGAATGGCACAATTATTCCTAATAGCGCAATGGCACAAACAAATAATGTAGTGGTTAATGTAAATATGGAAAATGGTGCAGTTGATTCTAAAGATGGTAATAAACTTGGAATCCTTATTGGCAATGTAGTTAAGCAAGAATTGGTTAAACAGAAAAGAGCAGGGGGCTTGTTAGCATAATGGCTACTTTTACTTATCAGCCTTCTTATGGCATTCAGGTTAAAAAAGAGCCTAAAGTTCTATCTGTTAAATTTGGTGATGGATATGAGCAAAGGGCGCAGTTCGGAATCAATCAAAATCCTAGGATTTGGGATCTATCCTTTAATGGCAAAACCGAATCGGAAGCTGATGCTATAGATGCATTTCTTACTGCTGAAAAAGGTGTTACTTATTTTAATTGGACACCACCACAGGGCGCTTCAGGTAAATGGATTTGTAGGACTTGGGATATAGCCTTGGTTGAAATTGATTGCTATAACATTACAGCGAGCTTTGAAGAAGTATTTGATCTAGGATGAGCTATCCATTAAAAATATCTTCCGAGCTACAAAAACTAGCTCCAAATGCTGTTATCGAGCTTTATCAGCTTGATGCTTCTACCTTTGGTGGCAATGTTTATTATTTTCATGCTGGCACTAATGGACTTACTCAATCAGTAGTATGGCAGGGGCAAGAATATCAGCCTTATCCAGTTCAAATAAGTGGTTTTGAAATTACTGCTGGTGGTCAGATTCCAAGACCAAAGCTATTAGTTTCAAATGTTTCAGGAATCATTACTGCTTTGGTTTTGGCATATGATGATCTTTTAGGCGCTAAAGTTACAAGAAAGCGCACCATGCAAAAGTATCTTGATGCTGTTAATTTCTCAGGTGGTGTAAACCCTGATGCAGATCCTACAGCAGAGTTTCCTGATGATATTTATTTTATTGAGAGAAAAACTTCTGAAAATAAATCTGCTGTAGAGTTCGAGCTTTCAGCTTCTTTTGATGTGCAGGGAGTGAAACTTCCTAGAAGGCAGATTATTCAGAATATTTGCCCTTGGAAATATAGGGGCGCTGAGTGCGGATATGCAGGATCTAATTATTGGAATTCCAATGATCAGCCTGTTGGATCTTTAGGTCAAGATGTTTGTGGCAAAAGAATCTCATCTTGCGAGCTTAGATTTGGAACAAATTCAGAGTTGCCTTTTGGCGGATTTCCAGCAGCTTCCCTTATAAAATGATTCTTTCTGATTTTGTTAAATCAAAATTTGTAGAAAAAGCAAAGGCAGAAGCGCCTAAAGAATCATGCGGATTAGTGATTATTAAGAATGGAAAGCAAGTTTATAAGCATTGTAGAAATTTAGCAGGATCTACAGATCAATTTGTTTTAGATCCTGAAGATTATGCTAAGGCTGATGAGGAAGGTGAGATTGTTGCTGTTATTCATTCTCATCCAAATATTAGCGCAAAACCTTCTCAAGCTGATTTAGTAGGGTGTGAAGGTAGTGGATTGCCTTGGTTTATTTGTGGAATACCTAATGAGCATTGGGAGTATATAGAGCCTACAGGCTATGTAGCTCCATTAGTAGGAAGGCAATGGGCGCATGGAGTTTTAGATTGCTATGCAATTATCAAAGATTGGTATAAGTTAGAAAGAAATATTGATCTTTTAGACTTTGAAAGAAGGGATGAATGGTGGAAAATAGGGGAGAATCTCTATTTAGATAATTTTGAAAAAGCTGGATTTAAGAAAACTACAATAGATAAACTGCAAAAAGGGGATGTTATTTTAATGACAATTAATTCTAAAGTTCCCAATCATGGTGCAATTTATCTAGGTGATAATATGATCCTTCATCATGTTCATGGAAGATTATCTACAAGAGATATATTTGGCGGTTATTGGCTTAAAAATACTTATGGTTATTTAAGATATGAAAAAGATTCAGCTTCTAGGTAATTTAGGTAAAAAATTTGGAAAGAGCTTTAAGATGGATGTTAAAAATCCTGCTGAAGCTGTTAGGGCTTTATGCGTTAATTTTCCTGAATTTAGAAAAGAACTGCTCGAATCAGGTGAAAAAGGTATTGGCTATAGAGTAATTGTAGGTAAGCAAGATCAAACTGTAGAAGAATTAAATAATCCATCAGGAAATAATACTATTAAATTTGTTCCAGTTCTACAAGGCGCAGGCGGTGGCGGTGGGCTTAGTATTATTGCTGGAGTGGTTTTATTAGTAGCAGCAGCAGCATTAAATATTGTTGCTCCATTTAATCCTGTTTCTCCATATCTTATTAGTGCTGGTGTTGCCATGATTATTGGTGGAGTGATTCAAATGCTAACACCAATACCAAATATGAATCCTGATCAATCTAATAACAATCCTGATAATAAGCCATCATATGCTTTTAATGGCGGTGTAAATACTTCTGCGCAAGGTTATCCTGTTCCAGTTGGATATGGAAGAATGATAGTTGGTAGCGCTGTTATTAGCGCTGGAATTGTTGCAGAGGAATTGCCAATATGAATAAGAAAATTATTAAGGGCGCTGGTGGTGGCGGTGGCAAGGGTGGCGGTGGCGGTGGTGGTGGTAGGGTTGCTCAAGAAGCTCCTGATACTCTTAGAAGCATTGCATATGCATCTGTTTTAGACTTGGTTTCAGAAGGAGAAATTGAAGGTTTAGCGGATGGCTTAAAATCTATTTTTTTTAATGAAACTCCATTGCAAAATGACAACGGAACATATAATTTTAGTGGCGCTACAGTTGTAGCTACTACTGGATCTCAAGGACAATCATATATAGAGGGATTTCCTGCTGTAGAAAATGAGATTGGTGTATCTACTCAGGTTGAATATACAACTCCTATTGTTAGGCAGATTTCAAATTCTGATGTTGATGCAGTTAGGGTTACTATTAGCATTCCTCAACTTACTCAACAAAATCTAAGCAATGGCGATCTTAATGGCGCAGAAGTTCAATATGCTATAGATATTCAATCCAATGGCGGTGGCTATTATCCTCAAGTATTGGGTGCGCAATGGTCAGAAAATACAGTTAATATTGTTTCTGCTACTTTAGCTCAAGCAAATCAGCCTGTTTATCAGATGCAAATCTCTGTAAATGATAATTTATTTGTTGGATCTTATACAGTTCAATATAAAAAACAATCTGATTCTGTATGGCTTACAGATGGAATAACTGAAAAGAAAAATGAAGGAATTGGAAGTGGTGGTAAAGGGTTATTAATTGGAGTGGTTCAATCTCTTGTCGGAAATAAAACTTTTATTATGCCAATTAGAGATAGCGCACTATGGGAAATGAGAATTGTTTATAGTGGCAAAGGTGGTAATGGAATTGTAAAAGCGCAAGGAAATTATGGGACACCATATGCAACAATAAATGGAAAAACTACATCTAAATATCAAAAATCGCACAGAATAGAACTTAGTGGTAGCGCCCCTTGGGATGTAAGAGTTAGAAGAATTACACCTGATAGCACTTCTACAGCTTTGCAAAATAAAACTTTTTGGGATTCCTATACAGAAATTATTGATGGAAAATTTCGCTATCCAAATTCGGCAATAGTTGGAGTTAGAATTGATGCTTCTCAATTTAATAGCATTCCAACTAGAAGCTATGATCTTAAATTTCTAAAAGTTAAGATTCCAAATAATTATGATCCAATATCTAGATCTTACAATGGCATTTGGGATGGTAACTTTTCTGTAGCATGGACTGATAATCCTGCTTGGTGTTTTTATGATCTTTTAACTAATGATAGATATGGTCTTGGAAATTATATTTCTGAATCTCAAGTAGATAAATGGACTTTATATGAAATTGGAAAGTATTGTGATGAGTTAGTTCCTGATGGTTTTGGCGGAACAGAGCCAAGATACACTTGTAACATTTATCTGCAAAATAGAGAAGAAGCATACAAGGTTATCAATGATATGGCTTCTATTTTTAGAGGGATGCCATATTGGGCTAGTGGAAGTATTACAGTAGGTTATGATGCTCCTTCTGATACTGTTTATCAGTTTACAAATGCTAATGTCATTGATGGCACATTTACCTATCAAGGCAGTTCTCTTAAAGCAAGGCATACAGTAGCTTTAGTTACTTGGAATGATCCTGATGATTTTTATAGGCAAAAAGTAGAATATGTTGAGGATGCTGATGGCATCTCTAGATATGGCATAGTGCAAACAGAAGTGCTTGCTGTTGGTTGCACTTCTAGGGGTCAGGCAAACAGGGTTGGGCGCTGGATTCTATTTACTGAACAATCAGAAACAGAAGTTGTAACCTTTAAAACAGGGTTAGAAGGCAATCAAATTCGCCCATCAAATGTTATTCAAATTGCTGATGAAGCTAGGGCAGGAACAAGAATTGGCGGAAGAATATCAACTGCAACTACAACTGTAATTACTGTTGATCAAAATGTAGGCTCAATTACTGGAATTGTGGGGGCATCACTTTCTATAATTTTGCCTAGTGGAGCTTTGCAAACTAGAACTATATCTTCTGTGGCAAGTAATGTTATTACTGTTTCTAGCGCATTTACAGAAACTCCTGCGCCTAATGCAATTTGGATGGTGCAAACTTCTACTCTATCATTGCAAACCTTCAGAGTTACTTCTATTGTTGAAGAAGATGATGGTCTTACAGTTACAGCTTTAGCACACAATCCTGATAAATATGCTGATGTTGAGCAAGGATTAAAGCTACAGCCTAGAGTTATTAGCTCTCTATCATTAGTTCCTGAAGCACCTACTAATTTATCGGTTTCTGAGATTCTTTATGAAGAAGGCGCTGATGTTAATGTTTTGGTTACTCTCTCATGGAGTCCAGTTCAAGGCGCTACTTCTTATCAAGTTTCTTACAAAGTAGATCAAAGAAACTTTGTAACATTGCCAACAACTCAATCTACTTCTATAGATATTCGCAATGCTTTAGATGGTCAATATGATTTCAAGGTATTTGCGATTAACTCAATCGGAAAGAGATCATCTCCTACAGAATTAACTGCGCAGATCTATGGCAAAACTGCTCCGCCTGCTGATGTTACTAATTTTGCAGTAAATATTATTGGCACTCAGGCTCATTTATCTTGGAATCCTGTTGCAGATCTTGATCTTGCTTACTACAGAATTAGGCACTCAAGGCTCACTACAGGAGCTACTTATTCGGATGCAATAGATGTTATTGATCGAGTAGCTCGCCCTGCTAATACTGCTGTAGTTCCAGCAATGACAGGAACTTATTTTATTAAGGCTTATGATAAGTTGGATCATGCTTCTATTAATCCTACTGAATCTGTAGCCATTATTAATGATATTGCAGGGCTAAATGTCATTCAAACTATTACAGAATCTCCATCATTTTTAGGAGAAAAAGTTGAATGCTCTGTAGGCGATGAAGGCTTGATCCTAGATACAGCTATAGATTTTGATGCTGCTACAGGGCTTTTTGATGATGCAGTAGGTAATTTTGATGGTGGTGGCGGAACTACTTCTACAGAAGGAACTTACTACTTTGAGAATTATGTAGATATTGGAAGTGTATATACAAGCCGAGTTACAGCAGTTGTAGAAGTTGGGCGCATAGATTATGTAAACAATTTTGATGCTAAAGAAGGCTTGTTTGATGATGCTACAGGCGATTTTGATGGCGATCCTGATGCATTCGATGATACAAATGTAGAATTATGGGTAAGCACCACAGAGGATGATCCGAATAGCTCTCCTGCAACTTGGACAGCCTACAGAAGATTCTTGGTAGGAGATTACAAGGCTAGAGGATTTAGGTTCAAGGCTGTTCTAACTTCTACAGATGAAAGTGCAAGCCCTATTCTAAAAACTCTAACTGTAACCATAGATATGCCCGATAGAGTGATTGGGGGCAATGATATTGCTAGTGGAACTGGAGCAGGCGGATACTCTGTAACCTTTACCCCATCATTCAAAGTAGCCCCTTCTATTGGTATCATGGCGCAGAATTTACAG